AGCTCAGGAGAAGCTCGCTCTAACCTTAAAGAACGTAACAGGCGCGACGAATGCACAGATTAAGGCGACCGAGTCTTACATAACAAAAACTTCCTTAGCCACTGGCATAACAGACGATGAGCTTCGGCCATCGCTTGAAAGATTAGCTCGCGCTACTGGCGACGTAGAGAAAGCCCAGAAGCTTCAAGCTCTAGCTTTAGACATCGCGGCGGGCAGTGGAAAGAGTTTAGAGTCGGTCACAAACGCGCTCGGAAGAGCGACAGAAGGTAGCACGACGGCTCTGGGTAAGTTAGGAATCGGCTTAACTTCCGCAGAACTAAAAACTCTTTCGATGGATCAGATCACGCAGAAACTCGCGGACACTTTCGAGAATCAAGCTGCGGCCAAGGCCGAGACTTTCCAAGGAAAACTAGATCGACTTAAAGTCGCATTCGATGAAGGTAAAGAGACCGTAGGTTCTTTCGTACTAGATGCGATTACTCCTATGGTTAGCGCGTTCGTTAACAAGGTTATCCCAGCTCTATCGTCTATGGCTACGTCGATCGGGAAAGATTTAGAAGGTCCGCTACAGACAGTTAAGGGAGTTCTTACCGACTTCGTAATTCCAGCATTTAAGGCTCTTTATGACTTTATGAAGGACTTCGTAGCTCCATTCTTCGCTTCGGTATTCGGTAAAGCTCTGGAAGGTTTATCTAACGCATTCTCTAAAGTCAAGAACGCGATCGGCGATAACTCCGCAGAGTTAGAGCCACTCTTCGATCTATTTAAGTCAGTGGCCACATTCGTAACAAAAACAATCGGGCCAGCTATCGGAACGGTTCTTAAAGTCGCGTTCGAGGTTCTTGGAGAAGCCATCGCCGCAGTTATTAAGGGCGTCTCTAAGGTAGTCGGATTCTTGGACGACATGATCGATAGGGTAAAGGCCTTTATTAAATTGGTTAAAGATAATCCACTCGTTAAGGGAATCTCTAACGTAATCGATAACGTCTTCGGCGGTGGCCGCGCTACTGGCGGTCCTGTCAGTTCTGGAACTTCTTATCTTGTCGGCGAGCAAGGTCCAGAGCTATTTACTCCTAAGCGGAACGGCTCAATTATTCCGAACGGATCTCTCGGCGGCGGACGCGGTACGGTCATTAACCTAACGGTTAACGGAGCAATCGATCCAGAAGGTACAGCCCGGGCAATTATCAACGTCTTAAATAATTCGACCTATCGTGGAACTCTTGGATCGGGTGCGTTCGCGTGACGCTCTGGAATCCAGAATGGCGGGTCTTAATAAACGGCGTCGATTATCAAGATGTCACACTGGCCAGCGTTCAGATCACTAGTGGCCGAACTTCTGTCTACGAACAGCCAGTCGCGGGCTATTGCTACATCGAACTAATTAACTTCGATAATAACTCTTATCCTTTTACAGTCGGTAACGAGATCCTTATCTCGATTAAAGATTCGACGGGAACTTTCGTCGATCTCTACGGCGGGTTCATGACAGACATCGAAATAAGCGTCGTCTCATCTGGAGCGACTACTTACGTCACTTCTGCCCGCATTACAGCACTGGGCGCACTGTCTAAACTGGCTCGGGCTAACTGGGAACTGGCTCTAGCTAAAGATTACGATGGCACTCAGATCTATAACATTCTTTCCGATCTTCTTCTTAATAATTGGAACGAAGTCGCTCCCGCTTTACAGTGGTATCAGTACGATCCGACTACGACGTGGGCTAACGCGGAGAACGTAGGACTAGGCGAGATCGATCAGCCTGGACAGTACGAAATGGTTAACAGAGCAGCCGATCCGATTTCTAGCTATTCCTTGGCCGCTAAGATCGCAGAATCAGGACTCGGCTATCTCTTCGAGGACGGATCAGGCCGAATCGGGTACGCGGACGCATTACATCGACAGACTTATCTCGCAGCTAATGGCTATACCGAAATCTCAGCTACTCAGGGAATCGGCGTCGGCTTAAAGTCAGTTACCCGAAGCGGCGACGTCCGAAACTTTATTACGGTTAACTACGATAATGGCTCGACTCTTACAGATAGCCAAGCTGCTTCGATCTCCGAGTACGGAAAGTTCGCCGAAATTTGGGACACGAATATCGAGAAGACAGCGGACGCAATTCTAGCTCTTACTCGTCGTCTACAGCTTAAAGCCTATCCACGCGCATTCTTCGACTCGATCCAGTTCCCTATAGCTTCGCCAGACATCGACGACGCAGACCGCGATGCACTCCTAAAGATCTTTATGGGAATGCCGATCCGCGTTACAGATCTTCCGCCTAACATCGTCGATTCTGTCTTCGAAGGTTATGTAGAAGGCTGGTCTTTTACAGCCAGTTATAACTCGCTATTCATTACGATAAACGCTTCGCCGCTGGAGTTCTCGCAAGTGACACTCCGATGGAATCAAGTCTCAGCGGCCGAGTCATGGAATACAATTAGCCCAACTCTCATTTGGGAAGACGCGACAGGAGCAGTGGCATAGATGGCGACGGTGACAACGAACTTTAATTTTCCGATTCCACAATCGACAGACCTAGTTAAAGACGGCGCGACAGCGATCGCAGCTCTTGGAACTTCTGTCGACACTCAGTTCGTCGATCTTAAAGGCGGAACGACTGGGCAAGTATTATCGAAAGCTTCTAACACAGATCTAGATTATTCATGGGTCACGACAGACGACGCGAACGCTATCCAGAACGCAATCGTCAACGCCAAGGGCGATATTATCGGAGCGAGCGCGAACGACGTTCCAGCTATAACAAGCGTAGGCGCAAATGGCGAACAACTTGTAGCAGATTCTTCCGCCACGACTGGACTGCGATACGTAGCAACACCAAGCGCAAGCAATCCAGTTCTCAATTCAGCGATGAATGTGTGGCAGCGTGGTACTTCGTTTTCACTAGCAGCATCAACAGCAGCAACTTATGTGGCTGATAGATGGCAAACTCTCACTAATGCCAATCAAGCAGTCACAATCTCAAGACAAGCAACAGGCGATACAACTAATTTACCAAATATTCAATACAACCTAAGGTGGCAGCGTAACTCTGGACAAACTGGCACAGGTGGTATGGGGCTAGTGCAAAGTATGGAGACAGTAAACTCAATTCCTTTTGCTGGCAAGACTGTTACTTATTCATTTTATGCGCGAAAAGGTGCTGATTTCTCTGGCACTATTACTGCATATCTATTTACTGGCACAGGTACAGATCAGAATAGATTAAATGCTGCTTACACAGGCGGAGTAACTGCAATCAATCAAACCTTTACGCCTACAACGACTTGGCAGCGATTTACTTACACTGCATCTTTAGGAAGCACTGTCACAGAGTTCGCAAGTTACTTCCTATGGGAACCAAGCGGCACAGCAGGTGCAGCAGATTACCTTGAAATTACTGGTGTGCAATTAGATATTGGAAATGTGGCACTGCCGTATCGCGCTGCTGGCACTACTTATCAGCAAGAATTAGCCGCTTGCCAGCGTTATTATTACCGTCAGGGTGGACAAAGTTCAAATCAAATATTAGCAAGTGGATTTGGTTTCAACGCAACGACCACTTATTTCTTTTTAACTCCACCAGCCACAATGAGAATTGAACCAAGCGTTTTAGAATACGCTTCATTGGCAAATTGGGACGGAAACGCAACAAGTGCTTTAACTAATTTAACAATAGATAGTTCTTTCAGTTCTCAAAATACTATTTTCTTAGCAGCTACCATGGCAAGTGGTGGTACTCAGTACAGACCACAGGCTTTATTCACTAATAATACATTAAATGGTTATCTAGCCGTAAGTGCGGAGTTGTAAAATGGACAATGTAACTTTTATTGAAGTGCAAACAGCAATGGGCGGTTTAGAAACTTATGCCAAGATTGACCACGGCAATGAGCAATACACCACAATGCTGAAATCTACTTATGATTCTATGCAAGCAGAGCAAGCGAACATGATCGAAGCGGCCGAATGAAGTACCCAATCGGAACAGCTGCGGCAGTCGTAGAAGTTGCACTGGCCGAAGTCGGCACAGTCGAAGAAGGCGATAACCTTACGAAGTATGGAAAGTTTACTAAGGCCGACGGTTTACCTTGGTGCGGATCTTTCTGTAATTGGGTATTCCATACAGCGGGAGTAAAGCTTCCATCGATGGTTTCTACAGCTGCGGGAGCGCATAAGCTTAAAGAAGTCAGTCGCTTCGTAACGGTAGAGCCTAAGATCGGCGATCTTGCATTTATGGACTTTCCGCATGATGGCGTCGACCGTATTAGCCACATCGGAATCGTCGTAGGAGTTAAGTCCAAGTCAGTCATTACGATCGAGGGAAATACTTCTGGGTCTGGCGATCAACGTAACGGCGGAATGGTCATGATTAAAGAGCGGGCATTCGGGAGCGGTAAAGAGATCGTAGGCTTCGGACGTCCTAAGTTCGTGGCTTATGCTGGCGATTATCCGATCGTCGAAGTACCTACTCAATCGGCAGCGAAGCCGAAGAAGGAGAAAACTAATGGCAAACTTAAAGCCGTTACTCGCAAGCTGGGCGCGTAGCTTCGCAGCTGCGTCGCTTGCTGTTTACATGGCGGGCGTTCAAGATCCTAAGGCGATTCTTACAGCTGGCTTAGCCGCTGTTCTGCCTGTAGTTCTGCGCTGGCTAAATCCTAAAGATGCAGCTTTCGGGTTACAGGGGAAGTGACTCGGAAACTAATAGCGGGAAGTCTGGTCCTAGTCCTTTCGGCTGGGCTTTCTGCTTGCGGTTATCAGGGTTGGATTCGCTATGAATGCCAAGAATACTCAAACTGGAAAGAGTCGCGCTGCCAGCCGCCAGAGTGCGTCCCTACTGGAACATGCACTAAAGACGTCCTTGGAGAAGAAGCTCAATTCTCCAGCCCGTCGCCGTAGTCCAGAAGAAGTCCACGCGTCTCTTATTCTTATCATCGGCTCGACCTTAGCCGCTGTCTTCTTGATCGTAACGCTTGGAATTACTTACGCGCTTATCTTCGTTACACAGCCAATCGGAGCGCAAGCTCCTAACGATGCGGCCTTTATCGATCTTCTTAAGACTCTCGCGATCTTCTTAACTGGATCACTCGGCGGAGTTCTTGCTGGTAATGGATTAAAGTCCAAGCCGAAAACACCAATCGACACGCCGACATCTACGCGGGAATCTTGACCTAATCGCGTTCTTGCTTCACTCTTTACATAGGGAGCGCGAACGACGCTCCCAGTATCGGGAGCAAGTAATGAACGAATTATCGATTATCGTAATGATGCTAATAGCTGGAATCTTATGGGCAGCTATGAGCTACTCAGTCGGTTATAAAGAAGGCCAGCGAGAAGGCTTTAAGCGCGGTCGAGCTGTATCACGTCACGCAGCTAAGGACGTGCGCTAATGAGCTTCTTAGACAATTACGAAGACGTAGCCGCCAGAATTGCCCGTCTATGGGGTACACACCCTACAGCTAGAGTCCAGACTAACATCGTGGATTTTAACGCCGAGAAGGGTTACGTCCTTATCCAAGCCCAGATCTTCCGCGAGTATGAAGACGTTAACCCATCGGCTACAGATTACGCATTCGGGAACGTGGCCACTTATAACGTCAACATGAAAAAGTTCTTCGTCGAGGACACTGTTACTTCTGCAATCGGTAGAGCGATCGGTTTACTACTGGGAGCAGATAAGCGTCCTACACGTCAGGACATGGAGAAGGTCGAGACCATCAGCCTGAAGGTAGCGAACTCAACGGCAGACGACTACGACCCTTGGACAGTTAAGTTCGGCGATGTGCCAAGCTACAAAACAGCCGAAGAAGCAGAGCAGAGCGGCATTCCTAGCCTTGGATCATCGATGGACGAGATCGCAAAGCAGCTAGGCGGAGAGCTAATTCCAGAAGCTCCACAGTGCAGCCATGGACATCGAATCTTTAAGACTGGCGAAGCTAAAACTGGTAAGGCGTGGGGCGGCTGGTTCTGCGTCGAGAAGACCAAGGCGACCCAGTGTTCGCCGCTGTGGTACGTCTTGACTTCTTCTGGAAAATGGAGTCCGCAAGTATGAGCATGACTAAAAAGAAGCTATCAAACATCATCTTAGCGATCGTAATTATTGGTCTTATTCTTATGCTGGTTTACTTATGAGCGAGTTAATCGAAATGATTTATCCGCAGTCAATGACAGCCAAGCTTTTACAGAATGGCGAAGTAATTGCCGAATACAAAATCGAACAGTGCGACAGCTGCTCTAGGTTAAAGAAGCTAGACGCTTTTGGTTATACCAAGGGACAAGGCGGAGAGAAGTTAACCTGGCTATGCGGTGACTGTCGATGAAGATTAAACCTACGATCGAAGATAAGGTCTTAGCTCACACTGTAGCTCTAGAACGAATCGCCCAGATTAAAGGTCAGGCAGACGATCACAGTCGCTACGACAGAGAACTCGGTTTCCATGATTACGTCGCGCAAGTGGCAGAGTCAATCGTTGCCGAGATCTTGGTAGCGCGTTACTTAGGCTTTACAGAGTTCGATCCCCGGGCTTCGCAGTTTAAGAAGACGGCCGACGTGGGAAGCTTTATCGAAGTGAAGTGGACGCGTTACGAATCTGGTCAGCTCATCATCTACGAAGGCGATCGACAGAGTGACGTCGCTGTTCTCGTCGTAGGCACTAGCCCGAATTACAGGTTAGCGGGCTGGATACCTGTAGCCATGGCCAAGCGTCCACGATACAAACACGCTAAGCAGCCGACTTGGTGGGTAACGCAACAGAATCTACAGCCGATCGAGAATCTCAAAGGGAGCAACTATGGACAAGCTGCGCTATAAATGCCGAATGTGTAAGAAAGACACAGAACAGTTAATTCGTGTAATTACAGATAATCTTCCAGAGAATGTAAAGACGATCCAGTGCTGCGTCTGCTCGACTATGACAGTGGCACTAATTGGAGAAGCTAATGGCGACCTATGAGTATCGCTGCGAAGTGTGCAGTAAAGAGCTGGAAGTCCAGCGTCCCATCGAGGACGTACTGGCCAGAGATCCTTACTGTCCGAATTGCACTGTACCTATGAAGCGTGTTTACTCATTAGGTGGAGTCGTGTTTAAGGGTAATGGCTGGGGCGGTAAGCCATGAAGTTATCCACAGAAGTTATCCACAGGGTGTGCGCAACGCCCAAGACTACGCTCATTACACTGTTAAACTTGACGGGCTTGGTACGCTGTTATCGCTTAAAGCGAGCCGCTGTGGCGGATAGCTCGCTAAGGCGAATACAGCTATCGGCCAAGCTCTATGCCTTTTCGGCTCTGCTATTAACAGTAAGCATTCCAGAAGCAACAGCTAAGAGCTATTCAGTAGATCATCTAAAGCTATACGCACATAGTCGAATCATTAACTATGAGCAGTTCCAATGCTTTCATAAGATCATCACTAAGGAATCTCGATGGAACTACTTAGCTAAGAACGGCAGCCATTACGGACTAGGACAGATGCGATCCAAGCATTACAGAGACTTAGACCCTTATCGCCAGATAGACGCTACGATTAAATACATTACGAATCGTTACCAAACTCCATGCAAGGCGTGGGCATTCCATCAACAGAGGAACTATTACTAATGACCCTACACTCACAGCGTAAGAGCAACTCAACACAGTGGAAGAAGCTTCGATTAAGAATACTTAATAGGGA